GTGGGAGGGTCAAGAGTAAACTCTAAACAAGTATCGCGAAGCGATTCCAATCTACCCGAGCGAGCGGAGCGAGCGAGGAAAAAAAATGATAGTTCTATGATAGTAAAAACCCCGAGCATCATTGCTCGGGGTTTTTACGTGGGATCTTAAATAGTATTTAAGTAAACTTTCTTTCTTTGTATTCTTTTTCTTGAAATCCTACTTCTTTAAGAACCTGATGCTTTATACCAAACGCACCACCATCACAGATAACTGCCACATCATTATCTATTCTTGCGAGTAGTCTTTCTTTAGCTTCCCTTATTGCTTCGTCTTTATTCTCTGCATCAATTATATCAGAGAAGCCTTCTTTGAATTTGAAATTTATCAAGTATTTCATTTTGTTTCCCCTTTCTCGTATTTAGGTTTATAAAAATTTAATATCGCTTTTCCAATTTCTACTGACAAAGCGTATCCTTCTTCGTCTTGATACAAGTGTAAGTGGTCTATGTCGTTCTGCAGGTTTGTTTCGAACTTTCTGTAATCTTTTTGGTTTTTGATTACAGGTATGCCATACGTGTTCTCGCCAACTTTAGAGTAATCTTTTACTATTGTAATAATCATTTCGTTCCCCTTAAAAAGTGGGGGAAAAATGCTCCCCCTATTAATAAAAATTATATTATCGTTCCACATGCTCGTTCAAATTTTGTTTTATCAAAATTTGGGTTATCGGTTTTTAGAAAAGTTGCCAATTCTTTAACAATCTCTTCTTGGATAGGTACAACATCTTGAGTGCCATTACATAAAGAGTTATCCATTTCAAGAAATTTCTTGTTTAAGATTTCGGCAATCGCTTTGTAATGTTTTTTCGTCATCATATTATTTCGTTTCCCAAAAAAGTGGGGGGAAAAATGCTCCCCTCGGTTAATAAAATATTCATTATCTTCACTATTAAAGAACTACAGTTACAGTCTTAACGAACGGTACTTCTTTTTTAGTTTTAAGCTCGTAAATCTTATGGCTAATCTCAGCAGTCCAACCTTCGGTAACTTTTGATATGTCATATATGCAGACTTTAAAATTGCTGTGCTTTTTAAATTTATACAAATGTCCCCAATCTTGTTTGCATAATTTAACACATTCAACAGCAGATTTGGTTTCATCCCTGCCTTGATACCATGTGCTTCCACCAAAAGGAATCCACATGAATGCTAACACAGTTGCATTCTCTTCGGCGTCTTTTAACGTTTTCTTTTCAGCACTTTTAATAATAGTTTTAGTCATATTATTTCTCCCCCTTTTCATTATAAGATTTCTCATTTAATATTTCTTCCAAATGTTTCGCAGGAACATCATCAATATGTTTCCAATATCTCGCGTCGTTTTCTCCATTTGGTCGTTGTCTTGGGTCGCCTGCTTTTGCTATTCCTTTATGAAATAAAACAGGTGAAGTAATAGTTGCTAGATATATTTGAGCGTCGTTTAATGCTCTACAATTAAAGAGCATTGAATAAGCATATTGTCTTCTAGTTATTTTATTTATCATTGGATTCATTTTATAAAACTCCCTTAAAAAAAATGTTTAATAAAATATTCATAATATCCATTATAATTGTATCAAATAAACATGGGACTGTCAAGGATAATAAGGGAATAAAAAAAATAAATTAAGAGTGTTGCAAAAATGTCACACTTATGATAGTTGGGCGGGGTGGGATGGTCATAAAACTAATGATAGTTTCATTTATGATAGTATTAATGTAAGTCCCTAGGTACTTAAGATCTAATATGAGTATATATGGAAACTTCTAGACCCCCACCAACCAAATATCTGTGGCGTGGGTAAATAATTCATCTATAATATAAAGATTTATAAAAACATATGGTCACTAAACGAAAAGTAACTATTAAGAACCCCGATCAGTTTTTAAAGAATGCTTCTACAGAGCATATTAAGACTGTTATACAGGCCATGGAGCTTGAGAGAAGTAAAACTGCACAGGGAAGATTCCTTTCTTTTGTAAAAAAGGTATGGCCCGCGTTCATTGAAGGGACGCATCACCGTATTATTGCAGAGAAACTAGAGGGGATAGCCAGTGGTAAGATAAAAAGACTTATTGTAAATATGCCACCACGTCATACAAAGTCAGAATTTGCTTCTTACTTGTTTCCTTCTTGGATAATTGGACAGAACCCAGAGGCAAAAATCATTCAAACAACGCACACGGCGGAGTTATCTGTAAACTTTGGTCGTAAGATGAAGAATCTTATTGATTCTGAAGAGTATAAACAAATTTTTCCAAAAGTAAGTATAGCAGCAGACAGTAAAGCCTCGGGCCGATGGCACACGAACCGCGGTGGGGAGTATTTTGCTGCTGGTGTAGGAGGTGCTATTACAGGTAGAGGTGCTGATTTACTAATTATTGATGATCCACACTCAGAACAAGACGCATTATCGGCAACTGCACTAGATAGTGTCTATGAATGGTACACATCTGGACCACGTCAAAGACTTCAACCAGGCGGTGCCATCGTTTTAGTGATGACAAGGTGGTCAGTTAAGGATTTAACAGGCGCATTACTAAAAGCACAAAGCGATAAGAACGCCGATAAGTGGGAAATTATAGAATTTCCTGCAATTTGGGACTCCGGTAAGGCAATGTGGCCCGAATATTGGAAAGTAGAAGAATTAGAGAAGGTAAAAGCAACACTTCCTGCTGCAAAATGGAATGCACAGTTCCAACAGAACCCTACAGCAGAAGAAGGCTCTATTATTAAGCGTGAATGGTGGAAAATTTGGCCTAAAAAGAAAATACCCAAGCTTCATTACGTAATTCAAAGCTATGACACGGCATATGGCAAGAGTGAGACCGCGGATTACTCCGCAATTACCACTTGGGGAGTGTTTTATCCAAATGAACATGCGGGAGCCAGTATTATGCTTATGGATATGAAGAAAGGAAGGTGGGAATTCCCGGAATTAAAAAGAATTGCCTATGAACAGTTTACATATTGGACTCCAGAGATTACATTAATAGAAGCGAAAGCATCAGGTATGCCACTTACGCAGGAATTAAGAAAAATGGGCATACCGGTTATTAACTTTACACCAAGCAGAGGAAACGATAAACACACAAGAGTAAATTCTGTAGCCCCTTTATTTGAATCTGGACAAGTGTGGAGACCCAATGAACGGTGGACCGAGGATGTTGTTGAAGAATGCGCGTCCTTTCCATTCGGCGAACACGATGACCTTGTTGATTCAACGGTGCAGGCGCTAATGAGGTTTAGGCAAGGAGGATTTGTAGAACACCCGGAGGATTATATTGACGAACCCTTGGAAAGAGAAGGAAAGAGAGAATACTACTAGATGGGTATATGTAACCATATATTACGCACCGGATGACTACGAGTCATGCCACATGAGCGAGGAAGAATATTTAAAAAATATTAATTTACTAAACAAACATAAATGGTATACTGTGTGTTATTAAAACCATTAAGAGGAGGAACAAATTATGGGATATAAAACAATCGTAGACATAGCACTTAAAGCTCCTAAGTATTCAAAGGATACTATGGCGTTATTTAGCAAAGTTTCTAGATCATATTATGAAAAGGGTTTAAAAAAAACTGTAAAGGAGTATGGTCAAAAAACTGTTGATAAATGGCAAAAATTTAAATCTGATATGTTTAAAACAGGTAAAGAAGGACAAGTATCAGGAACAGACCCTAGAGGAACTGTAGGCGGTAAGGTTAGTAGAACACCAACTAAAGGAGGACACATATATAAAAAAGGTGGACCTGTTATAGCTAAAAAAGTGTCGAAGAAGAAAAAAGCTTCAAAGAAGAAAAAACCAAGAGGCGTTGGCGCAGCAAAACGCGGTTGGTAGGATAATATTATGGCAGTAGAAAGCGACAGCCCAATGTTTCCGGGATTCGATGTCGAAGCATCGCCTGTGGATGTAGAATTACAGCAACCAGAAAGAATGGATCCAACCTCTGTCACCTTTGACGAGGAAGGCGGAGCAGTAATTGATTTTAATCCACCAGGCACCATGGCCCACGGATCGCCGGAATTTACCAAGAACCTTGCAGAAGAAATGGAAGAAGGGGAATTAGCACACTTATCTTCAGAGTTAACCGGTCAATATGAAACGGATCGCGAATCGAGGGCTGACTGGGAACAAACATATATTAAAGGATTAGATCTACTTGGATTTAAAATGGAGGATCGCGCACAGCCCTTTCAAGGAGCAAGTGGTGTATCTCATCCATTACTCGCAGAATCAGTAACACAATTTCAAGCTCAAGCTTATAAAGAACTTTTACCAGCAAGCGGACCTGTCAGAACACAAGTTGTTGGAGAAGAAAACGTAGAAACATCTTCTCAAGCAGAACGTGTTAAAGAATTTATGAATTATCAGATAACTCATATCATGGAAGAGTTCGATCCAGAACTTGACCAGATGTTATTTTACTTACCCCTTTCCGGCTCATCATTTAAGAAAATTTATTATGATCAAAACATGCAAAGAGCTGTATCTAAATTTATTCCTAGTGAAGAGTTAGTCGTTCCTTACTTAGCTACAGATTTAGATTCATGTGAACGCGTTACCCACGTTATTAAGATGATGGATAATGATCTTCGTAAACATCAGATCTCTGGTTTTTATAAAGATGTAGAATTAGAACCATATCAGTTAGACGAAAAAGATTTAACAGAAGCACAACGCAAATTAGAAGGAACACAAAAAACAACCGGCAATATGGAGCAACATCAATTATTGGAGTTCCATGCTTTATTAGATTTACCGGGATTTGAAGACGAAGATGATAAAGGAAAAGAAACAGGACTTAAACTTCCATACATTGTAACTATTCACGAAGAAAGCGGTCAAATTATAGGAATTAGACGTAACTGGAGAGAAGAAGATGATCTAAAGGAAAAGATTCCATACTTTGTTCACTATAAATTTTTACCTGGACTGGGATTCTATGGATTTGGACTGATTCATATGTTAGGTGGGCTTTCTAAAACTGCAACATCAGCACTTAGACAATTACTAGATGCAGGAACCTTATCTAATTTACCGGCAGGATTTAAAGCGAAAGGACTTCGTTTAAAAGAAGAAGATGAACCACTGCAACCTGGCGAATGGAGAGATGTGGATGCAGGCGGTCAAACAATTAGAGATTCCTTATTACCCCTTCCATATAAAGAACCAAGCGCAATACTATTTAATTTATTAGGTTTTTGTGTAGAGGCAGGTAGACGTTTTGCAGCTATTGCTGATTTACAGATTGGTGAAGGAAATCAAAACGCACCCGTTGGAACAACCATTGCAATGCTGGAACGCGGAACAAAGGTTATGTCAGCCATACATAAAAGACTACATTGCGCACAGAAAGCAGAGTTTAGACTGTTAGCCCAAGTTTTTAAAGATTATTTACCTCCCGAATATCCTTATGCTGTTGTGGGCGGGGACAGAACAATAAAAGCAAAAGACTTTGATGAAAGGGTTGATATTTTACCGGTATCTGATCCTAATATCTTTTCTTTAGCACAAAGAATTTC